GGCGCAGCCGCCCGCCGGACGGCAGGCACAAAAAAACCCCACGCGTCATATGACGCGTGGGGCTGATGTGTTATGATTTAAGCGCCGCTAGCGCGGCAGTTAGTGTTTCAATGTCTCGCGGTGTTAGTGTCGTCCGACCGTTGAACCGTTCGACCGCGTGCGACAATTGCGGAATAAGTAATTCAAGGTTCATTCGGGCAAGAACTTTTTCGTTATCAGTCATTTTTCTACTTTCCATTTTTGAGAGGAACCCCGCGCGCCACATGGCGCGCGGGGTTGATGTATTAGGCCGCAGGCAGTTTGAGCAGCTTGTCTTTTTTGACGCCGACCAATTCGAGAACCCGATTAAAAGCGGCCACCAATTCCCCAGCATCGTCTGCTTCCAGTTGCCGACCCTTGTCACCTTTCGCTTTCGCGTCCAATAAAATCGCATTCCCCATCGCCGTCACATCATCCGCGATACGATCACGCAAAGCCTTTTTTGCATTGGGCGCGCGCGGAGCCGGAGCCGGAGCCGGAGCCGCCGGATCTAGTACCGCCGGATCTTCCGCACCGTTTGGCGCATCAGGCACGGCACCTTTCGCCAGCCAGTCAGTATAGGCTTTGCGCATTTTGCCAACCTTGCCCGATACATCCGTCGCCCAATCGTTTTTTGCCTTAGATACGACTTCAAACCCGCCGAAACGATCCATTACCTTGCCGGACAGAATAGCCTTGCCCTCCTTTGTCGTGTCAAACTTGGCCCAGAACGCCGCACCTTGCCAGCCGATCACAAGGCCCTCTTTTAAATCCGCAAAGTGAGCGCCGTTTACCGATAGGCTTTCCAGCGTTGCGCCTGCCTCTTTTAATCCAGCGAATGCGACGAACCGCGCGGCAAGGTTCTTTTTATCGCCCGCCTCAATGGCGGAAACAAAGGAAACGATAGGGCGGTTAGATGTTTTTTTAGTGGTAGGCATGTTATTAAATCCTAATGAAACACGGCCGCATTATTGCGCCGATGGAACCTGTATAACACGTTATCGCGCCTATGTCTGGACTTGACCCCGATTAAATGCCGTTTCATGCTTTTTTGTGCGCTATGCGCGCGGCATAGCGGTCAGAACGGGCCGCGCGGCAGGGGCACCGGAGGGCATCCCCCCTCTGGCCACGATAGCTCTTCCCTCTATATACATACTATTCCGCGCCAACGCAGCACAATCCTGACTGTTTTGGTAGACTAAGCCGCCACCAGTAGGCTAAGCCGCCCCCGGTACATTATACCCCCACCCCCTCTTCTTATTTAACGTGTTACACAGACCCCACCCCCCTCATTTGGCATGGTTTACAGCGCGGAGTCCCATGTTATATAGTGGGGGTATTATCTGTTATTCACAGGACGGATTCCAGCCATGGCGCTGCGCATAGATATAGACCACGGTATCCCCGTGCCAGACAAAGACGACCTCAAGGGACAAGCCGACCTGATCCAGACGGCCCGGGCTGCAGCAGCTGCAGCATCATTGCTCGCCCAGTATGGGCTGGAGTCGGAACCCACGGAGGACGACAAGAAGGTCGCCGCGGCGCTGGCCACACAGTACGCCAAAGATCCGATCGCAACTTCTGCCGCTGCCACACCGGCACGCATGTCACACCAGACACCTGCGGCGCTGAGACTCACTGCCGAGATCCTCAACCGGTTCGGCCACGCGATCGTCAAAGACGCCGTGCAGGTCCGCCACATGGTGACAAACAAGCTGATCGACGAGACGGAGAATCCTGACCCGCGCATCCGCCTGCGGGCGCTGGAGCTGCTGGGCAAGATCACCGACGTGGGTCTGTTCACAGAACGCAGCGAAGTCACCGTCACACACCAGACCACGGACGACATCCGCGAGAAGCTGCGCGCCAAGCTCAACGCCCTGAAAGACGTAACCCCCACCGACGCAGAACCTGCGATCGAAGACGCGGAGATTATCGACGATGAGTGATAACATCATAAGCCTGACGGGCAGAACCACTACTGGGCCTGCCAGCGAGCCAAGCCAATACTTGATTGAGACGCTGGAAGACCTGCTGGAGCGGGCCAAGAGCGGGCAGATCGTAGGTATGGCAGCGGTTTGCCTCGAACATGACGGCCAGTCTCCATACTGCCTAGTCGGGCGGATAGGAGGATTTACCATGGCGGGTTCACTTTCTACGCTGACCCACATCATCAACGTGCAAAACGCGGCCGACAGCCAGTTGGAGGATTGAGCATGATTGACCTGCATGTATACCCACCGTGGAACCCCCAAAAACTGAGATCCCCGCCCGGAGAACGGCATCTCATATGCGGAGCCAGCACCATGGGACATCGTGCCAAAATGGTGTACATCCACGGAACCCCAGATAAATGGGACGAACCGCGTGCCCAGCAGTGGCTGGCGGAGTTAGTCATGACGCGGCTTGTGGACGACAACCCGGCGCGGGTGGTGTGGAATGCCTAACCCCACCACCCAGTTCACGCAGGCCGACATCGACGTGTTGCTCGATAATATCGACGCGCTGGATGCGGACGAGTTGGCGGAGCTGGACAAACTTGTCGGAGACCTTGCAGAGCGGCAACGGCTTCAAACCCTGCGTGACGTCCTGATCGCCTTTTGCTGCCACATGCGGCCCGACTACAAAGTCGGCGCCCACCACAGCAAGCTCGCGCACCTGCTTGAGGACATCGAGGCCCGGCGCAAAGACCGCATTTGCGTTTCCGTACCCCCACGACACGGCAAATCCATGCTTGTTTCGACATATTATGCTGCTTGGTACCTCGGACGGAACCCCACCCACATGGTGATGTTGGTCTCTCACACAACCGATCTGGCGGTGGATTTCGGGCGAAAAGTGCGAAACATCATCAATTCTGCCAAGTTCCGTGAGGTTTTTCCCACTGTCTCGCTCGCGTCAGACTCGAAATCTGCCGGGCGATGGAGCACAAGTGCTGGAGGGGAGTTTTTCGCTGCCGGCGTTGGGTCCGCACTTGCTGGCCGCGGTGCCCACCTGCTGTTGATCGACGACCCCCACTCTGAGCAAGACGTGTTGAACGGTAATTATGGCGTGTTCGAAAAAGCCTATGAGTGGTTTGCTTACGGCGCCAGAACACGCCTAATGCCGGGGGGTGCCGTGGCTGTCGTGCACACTCGATGGCATCAGCTGGACATGATCGGGCGCTTGACTGCTGACATGACGAGCAACCCCACTGCCGACCAATACGAGATTTTCGAGTTCCCTGCGATCATGCAGATCCCGAAGTTTGACGCCGACGGCAACGAGACATTCATCGAAAAGGCGCTGTGGCCAGAGTTCTTTGACCTGCCCGCGCTGTACCGCACCAAGGCCAGTATGCCTGTGTTCCAATGGAACGCGCAGTACCAACAGACGCCCACGGCGGAAGAAGCTGCGATCGTGAAGCGGGAGTGGTGGCGCGTGTGGACCAAGGAGGACCCGCCAGAGTGCGAGTACATCATCATGTCTCTCGACGCCGCGGCCGAGACCAACAACCGGGCTGACTATACATCGATCACCACATGGGGTGTGTTCTTCAACGAGGAGGAGAACATGCACAACATCATCCTGCTCAACGCCATCAAGCAGAGGTATGAGTTCCCCGAACTCAAGCGCGTGGCGGCCGAGGAATATGCCCTCTGGGACCCGGACTCGTTCATCGTGGAGAAGAAATCTGCCGGCGTGGCGCTTTACCAAGAGATGCGCAGGTCTGGCGTACCCGTGCAAGAATACACACCGCACCGCGGGACCGGCGACAAGATGGCAAGACTGAACTCCGTGTCCGACATCATTGCCTCTGGCATCTGCTGGGTACCGACGCGGCGCTGGGCTGAGGAAGTGGTCGAGGAGATCGCAGGCTTCCCATTCATGGCAAATGACGACCACGTCGACTCCACGGTAATGGCCTTGATGAGGTTCCGACAAGGGGGATTTCTACGCCTGCCGACCGACGAAGAAGACGAAGAGTTGCCGTACAGACGAAAAGCTGCGTATTATTAGGCCGAACCATGCTAGGAGCACACTATGGCTATCGAAAAACCGTTGGAGCCGTTCTCCATGGACGAAACAAACGAGATGTTCGGTGAGGACGACCCTGATGCGATCGAGGTCGAGATCGAAGTTCCAGACGAAGAAGACGACGGCAGCCTGATGATTGATCTGGACGATGTCGAGGCGATCATGGACGCAGAGGCCCTTGAGCATGACGCGAACCTCGCGGAGTACATTGACGAATCCGAGCTCGGCTCCATGGCCAGCGAGTTGGTGGCGTCGTTCGAATCCGACCGGCAGTCCCGCTCCGAGTGGGCCGCTGCATACGTCAAGGGTCTTGACCTCCTTGGCCTGAAGATCGAAGAGCGCACCCAGCCATGGGAAGGCGCCTCCGGTGTGTTTCACCCGATGCTGACTGAGGCCGTCGTCCGGTTTGAGGCACAGGCGATCGGTGAGATGTTCCCCGCCGCCGGACCGGTCCGCACAAAGATCGTCGGCCACTCGACACCCGAGAAAATGGAGCAAGCCCAGCGCGTGCAGGAAGAGCTGAACTATCAGCTGACCGACCACATGCCTGAGTACCGCGAAGAATTTGAGCAGATGCTGTTCTGCCTGCCGCTGGCCGGCTCTGCGTTCAAGAAAGTCTATTACGACCCGCTGCTCGAGCGCGGCGCGTCACCGTTTGTCCCCGCCGAAGACCTCGTTGTGTCGTACGGAGCCTCGGATCTGATGACATGCGAGCGGTATACGCACGTCATGAAGAAGACGCCGATCGAGATCATGAAGCTGCAGGCGGGGGGCTTTTACCGAGACGTGGAACTGCCCGAACCGGCGCCAGAGTTTTCCGATATCCAAGAAAAATACGACGATATGAACGGCGAAGGCGGCACGCTGGACGATGATGACCGCCACACGATCCTCGAAATGCACGTCACCATGAACATGCCAGAGGAGTTTGACGACCCTGACGGCATTCCACGCCCATACATCGTCACGATCGACAAGTCGTCGCGTGAGGTGCTGGCCATCCGCCGGAATTGGTATGAAGACGATGCCCGCAAGACCAAGCGCATGCACTTCGTACACTACAAATATCTGCCCGGGATGGGGTTCTACGGCACAGGTCTGATCCACCTGATTGGTGGCCTTGCGAAGTCCGCCACATCTATCATGCGACAGCTGATCGACGCCGGTACGCTCTCCAACCTGCCGGCCGGCCTCAAGGCCCGTGGCATGCGCATTAAAGGAGACGGTACCCCGCTCCAGCCGGGCGAGTGGCGGGACGTGGACGTCAGTGGCGGCACACTGCGTGACTCGCTCTACGCTCTCCCGTACAAAGAGCCTTCCGTGGTGCTGTATCAGCTTCTGGGCAATGTGGTTGAAGAGGGTCGCCGGATCGGCTCCGTGGCCGACGTCCAGATTGGCAACATGAACGCAGAGGCTCCTGTCGGCACCACGCTGGCACTGCTCGAGCGCTCTATGAAGGTGATGACTGCAGTCCAAGCGCGACTGCATGCGTCACTGAAAAAGGAGCTCCGCCTCCTCGCGACGGTAATTCACGACCATATGCCGCCCGAATACGACTACCCGGTTGAGGGCGACTTCAACCGCAAGGACGACTTCAACAAGGACGTGTCGATCGTTCCTGTGTCGGACCCCAACGCGGCGACGATGGCGCAGCGGGTTGTCCAGTATCAGGCAGCACTTCAGCTGGCCCAGCAAGCGCCACACCTCTATGACCTTGGTAAGCTGCACCGCCAGATGCTCGAGGTCCTCGGCATCCAAGACGCGAACGAGATCATCAAGCTGCCAGAGGACATCAAAGCCAAGGACCCTGTCACGGAGAACATGGCAATGCTCAAGCAAGAGCAGGTCAAAGTGTTTGCATATCAGGACCACGAGGCCCACATCGCAGTACACATGGCCGCCGCGCAAGACCCGAAGATCCAGCAGATGGTCGGTCAGTCTCCGTTCGCCGCTGCTATCCAAGCTGCGCTGGCTGCGCACGTCACAGAGCACGTGGCGATGCAGTATCGCGTGGATATCCAGAAACAGCTGGGCATCGAGATGCCGGACCCAGAGGCCGATCTGCCAGAGGACGTCGAGCGCGAAGTGTCTCGCATGACTGCGGCAGCCGCTGGCAAGCTCCTGCAGAAAAACCAGACCGAGGCCGCGGAGCAGGAAGCCCAGAAGCAGGCACAAGACCCGCTGACCCAGATCCAGCGTGCAGAGCTCGAACTCAAGGGCCGCGAAGTCGCGCTCAAGGAGGCACAGGCCAAGCACGATGCGCTCATGGACATCGAGAAGCTCAAGTTGGACGAGAAGATCAAGACGGCAAATGTTGCGATCCAGTCCGAGCGGATCGAGTCCGAAGATCGCCGCGCCGGAGCAAACCTCGGCGTCAAGATTGCGACCGACATGCGTGGGGAAGCAAACGACCTGAAGGCCAAGGGCGCAGAGATGGGCATGAAAGTGGCCGAGCAGATCGTGTCTCTCGCCAATACCAAGAAGGACTCTGAATAATGGAACCACTGCGCGCACGCATGGAAGAGCGGAAAGCGGACCTGACGTCGTATTTGACGTCAGGTGGCCCAAAGGACTTTGTGGAGTACGTGAAGGCAGTTTCAAAACTGCAGATCGTCCAGATGACGCTCGACGATATCGCAGAAATCGAGACGCGGTATATTGAGGATTGAGATAACACCACA